AATTAGTCCCTGCACCACTACTAACATCTTTGAATAAAAAGTTAGCATTATTAATATTTATTTTAGCAGTAAAATCTGTTGCTAGAATATTCATTTCATTTATATCCTTAATGCCCTAATGCAATCCAATCAATATCACAATTAGGATGATTAGTGTTATCGAATGTATATATATTAAACTGAGTTGTTGTTAATGCACCTGTTGTATATGGAATAATTGAATCAGGAGGACTAGGCGCATTAACATAAGGAGATACTAATACTTTTAAACATGCTGTAGGAAATGCAATAGGAAAGGTTACTGCTGTAGGAGTAACATAAGGAACAGCAGTTTTTCTACCTACTTGAATAATGATACTTCCTATTTGACAATAACTACCATCAGAGTTAGTAATCCAATCAAGTATTTGCTTAGATAAATCAATTAAACTAAATGATCCATCTGCTTTTAAGAATTTATTAGCTGTTGCTGATCCTGCACTAGGAGCAGGAACTAATCCTTTTAAACCACCTGATCCACTATCACCAGTAAATGCATTTAGTGCAGCAGTAAGATCAGTCATATTTTGATCTACAACTGCTGCTCCTATTGTAGCTTTAACTGTATTATTACCCCCTACTGCTATTTTAGCATTAGTAACAGCATGATCAGCTAATTTAGAAGTGGTAACAGCACTTACTGCTATTTGTGGATTAGGGTATGAGCCTGTAAGGTCCCCTCCTGCTGCACCTGATAAGGTCTTAGCAAGAATATTGAGGAATGTCCACTGAATAGTTGCTTGGCTATAAAGTCTAATTGAGTAATCACTATTCACAAATACTTGTGCAGGTGTTCCTGTATTAACAATATATCCATTCACTACTTGAAGTGGTTGAGATGCAACAATTGTTCCTGCTGCATCCCAATAACAAGTAATAGGATTAGTTTCAGGGTCTTGATTAGCTACCCCTATATAAACTGATCCACTACTAATAATCTCTCCTGATGTATCAGTAAATACATCATAAGGAGTTGCAACATTTGCTAATGCCATTATTGATTATCCTTATGAGATAATGTTCCTTGAAGGATAGGTTGAATGAATTGTCTAGATGATACAAAATCAACATATTGTTTAAGTCTATCAGTAGACAATGCAGGTTTAGATAATTTCTCTTCACTAGGTTTTGTATGATAGTCTTGCATAGCAGCTAGAGTTTCTTCTGCTTCTTTAGCAAGTTTACTATTTAAATAAGTATCAGTTGCTGCCATTGTTCCAAATGCTGCAACATGTGATGCTCCTTTACCTACTACAAGAGAAATGTATCTAGTGAAGTGATAAATCATATTAATCAAATGATTCTGTAATGGAGCAGATGTTCCTTTGCCTGTAGCAGATATATCCTTTGCTAATCTAGCTAACTTCATGAGATCATTATTCTCTGTAGAAGTAAATAAGATTTCTCTCTTAGCATTACCTAAATTCTTCAATTGATTGAATAGACTTGCTGCACTGATCCCATCTTTATTAAATGATGCTTTAATGATATTACTTACTGCATATCCTTTAACATAATCCCATAGAGGCTTAGTTTCAGGATTAGATAGAAGCATTGTCTTTAACTGCTTAAGATTACTAACAGATTCCTTAGTACCTAGAATAGTTGATAACACTCTATCAGCATTAAGCTTATAGTTACCTGCTTCATCTTTATCAATAAGCTTAGCAATAATATTAGCTTTACCTGCATACTTCTGCATATGCTCTTGGTATGCTGATCTAGCTTGCTTAGCAATTGTTGCTGCATTAGTATCACTAAGTTTAGAAGCACTTTCTAATGAATCTTCAATACCTTGTTGCAGAGCTGATTTGATTGGTAGATGAGGATTATTAGATTTATTCTTATCATACAGATTATTTAATTCTGCATTCATTCTCTCAGCATTAGCAACAGTAAGTGGTTGAGACTTACCATTAAACTTAAGTGTTTCTCCATTCTTTAAAACTGTTTTAGTTTGTTTAAATATAGGATCATATGTTTGCTGCTCAATAAATTCATCAGGAATTGCTTGATACTTAGCAAGTGTTTTCCATAACTGATTACTTCTAGGATCACTATTATCATATTTATCTAATACTTCATAAGCAGTATCAAATATAGGTTTGGTATCTACTTTAGGAGCATTTTGAATATCAGATAATTGTTGATAAACTTGTCTAACCTTACCATAACTCTGTGACTTAAGTTGATCTAATGATTGTTGAATCATTGCACCTTTCTGTGCTTGATCTAATGCAGGATCATCAAATGCATCTTTAATATTCTGTGCTATAGTAGATACATCATCTTTCTGTCCTTGAAGAATACCTGCTGCTTGTTGTCCTACAGCAGTATCTTCTTTAGCTAATGATGCTTCCTTAGCTAACTGAGGAGCACTATTATCTAATTGACCTGTAGTAAGTGTGATGGGTTTATCTGCATACTTAGTTCCTAAAGAAGCTGCATCATTTAATTTTTGCTCAGGAGTTCTATTATCTACTTCTGTAGGAGATTGATAAGGAGGATTAAGATGTTCATCTACCTTAGCTTTCATATCATCTACATGATTAAGTAATTGATCTGCTGCTTGAACACTAGGATGATCCTCAGGTAATCCTGCTGCTACTGCTTCATCTCTTACTGATTTAACATTAGCATAATGTTCTTCTGTATTAGCTAATGCTTCTTCATATGCTTGTCTAAGAGTAGATTCATCTACTTTAGCATGTGCTGCAATATCTTGTCCTTTAGAAGTTAAATGACCATCTTGATCAAACACATCTTGTACTGGAACATCTTTAACAACATTAGCAACAGGTTCACCAAACTTACCTGCTAAGTGATGCCCCAGCAGAAGCCCCGAGGCACCTACAGCAAGCCCTAGCATGGTTTGGCCACCCTCACCTAGGCCTGACTGCCTAGCCTGTTCCTGTGCTAAGCCTGAGGCAGCCCCAGCAGCAGCATTGATGCCCATCTCCCCTAGCTTAATCTCACCTCCTATAGGAACAACGTATGCAGCAGCATTACTTATAACACTATCAAGATTTTGATTAAATTTTGATAAAGGTTTATCTAATCCTATTGCATCTGCTCCTTTATTAACAACAGAAGTTGTAGGAGATAACATAGTAGGATCAGATGTTCCTTTAACAATAGCATTAGCTCTAGCAATTGCAGCAGGATCACCTGATTTATTAGCCATATCAATTAAAGATTGTGCGTCTTCTTTAGACATAGAAGGGGCACCTGCAACAATATCAAGTAATCCTGCAATACCTTTACCTACTGCTCTAGTAGCTACTCCTGCAACAGTTCCTATAGTATCCTTAGGAACAGTTCCATTAGTGAATGGATTTGATGCATCTTTATGGGGATCATACTCAGGTATATCATCTACAGCAATATGATCTACTTTATAAGATTGTTGAGGAGTATATGTTTTACTATTAATATCTGTCATAATATCCTCTAGTTAGAGATTATTGGTTGATACTGATTATCTTTTAATACTTGTTGTGCAGTACCAGGACCATAAACAGCATTAAAGTGATTGATAGTAGCAGGGTCTTTATTCTTTAATAGATAACTAATATCATTATTACTTGGACTCTTTAGATTATTAGTAGTAGGATCAACTAATCCTGCATAATAATCTACAGTACGTTTAGCTTTTAATGCATCAGGATCAATTAATCTTTCATAAGGAATATCCATACCTGCTTGCTGCTTAAATGCTGCATTGTATGAACCTAATCTATCATACGCATTATTCACTGCCTGTTTAGCAGCAATAAGTAAATCAGATGATTTCTTCTCAGGACTAAATATATTCTTGATATTTTCATCAGCAGGAATAGTTTCCTTACCATAGAACTGTTGCTGTTCTTGAGAAGCAGTATTCACTTCATGTTTAAACTGTTGCACTAATGAAGATGTTTTACCTCCTGTTAATCCACTTGCTGCATGAGAAAACACATTTAGAAATCCAGGATTTTCTTGATTAAGTTGATATGCTAACTGAGCTATTTTAGCAAAGTGCTTACTCATGGTATTTAGATTAACTAATGCAGCACCTTGTTTAGTTTCAGGATTATTCATATCAGCCAGTGCTTGGTATCTTGTAGCCTTGAAAGTAGGATCAGCTTTGATAACATCTTGCATTAATGCTTTATCATCTGCTAAACCTGCTCTACCTACAGGTGCTGGAAGTTCTCCATTGATAACCTTCTTAACAACTTCTGCTCTCCCTCTAGGCAAGGCATTGAGATACAATGATCCTGTTCCATTAACTCTATCAGCTACAGCAATCTGTTGATTAGGATCAGCCCCATTATTAACAAGAGTTTGCTTAACATTATCAAGATACTGGCCTACTGTAATAGGCTTACCATTATCAGTCATGGTTTGTTTATTAGCAGCAATCTTATCAGGAGAGATAATCTTATTTAATGGAGTGGAAGGATCAGCTTTGAGGATTTCAATAGCACCTGCTCCTTTAGTTCCTACACCACCTCCACCTAATCCTGTTTTATATGCAACAGCAGCAGCAGTGTTATTAGGACTAATACCTGCATTATATAATCCATAAACATTCTGTTTATTATATTCATTAGCAACAGCTTTAGCTAATTCAGGATTCTTTCTCAATGCTAAGATTTCACTCTCTGATTTACCCTTAGCTAGTTCTGGGAAGTCTTGCTTGATAATCCCTTTCCAAGTACCATCAAGAAACTGTCCTCTACCTGTTGCAGAACTATTAGGATTCTTAACTGAATCAGATTGCCCTGCATTAGTTTCTGTTCCTAAAATAGCATCAGTTGATTGTTGTATTGAATTAGCTGCAACGCTATTATCCTTAGTAACGATAGGAGGTTGGGGTGCATTGGGATTATCATTAAAGAATTTAATCTCATCTGTTTGAGGATCAGTGTATTGTTGTACAGTACCTCTTGTATTCTTGTCTGCTTCTGCATTAGCTGCATTAGCTTGTGCAGGAATAAGAGTAGATGCTTCTACATTAGTCTTAGCAGTATTTGCTTCTGTATTAGCAATATCAGAAGGAAGTTTTTCTAACTCAGCATATTTATCAGGACCAATTGCATTAGCATAATTTAATCCTGATAACATATTTAATTTAGAGATTGCTCCTTTATCTCCTGCTGCTGCTGCTTTAGTTAGATTAAACACTTGTTGATCTGCTGTAATATCTTTACCTGCACGTTGATCTGCTTCCATAATAGATCTTTGTAGATCAAGAGCATCATCATAGTTCCCATTTGTAACATGGCCATGAAAAGCAGTAATATCTTGAAGATGTTGATTCTTAGCATCTTCACTCATTGTATCTAATCCCGTCTTAACACTATCATGTAGTGCAGGATTTAGATAGGACAATCCTAGAATACCTTGTTTATATTCTAGAGATTTAGGATCAGAATTAAGTACAGTTCCTAATGTCTTCATATATAATGCATTAGTTGCATCAGCTGCTTTTTGTTGTCTCTGTTGATTAGCAAGCAGAATATCATTCTGTTGCACATTTTGATTTTGTAAAGTTGTTTGATCAGTAAAATTAGTAGGACTAGGTTGCAATGATTGCAATAGTCCTTGCATACCTGTTGCAATATCAGCCATTAGAATAAACTCGCTATCATGTTAAAGATATTAGAACCATTACTGCCACCACTAGATGGAGCAGCATTAAGAAAATCAGTTAATCCTTTAAATGCTTGATTAGATGCTTGTGTCTTACCTAATGTAGCATTACCTTGATTCTCTCCTTGCAATCCTAACATCTGTGCTATTGATCCTGATAGACCACTATTCACACCTGCATTAGCATTAGATGCTGTTAAGCCTAATCCACTCAATCCTGCAAGATTACCTACTTGTTGTTGGTATAATCCATTAGCTAATCCAGTACCTTCATTATATAATGCAGTATCTGTATTTCCACTACGTAATCCTCCAGTAGCAGATGCATTCTGTAGTACTGTATTAGTACCTATATCATTTAATGATTTGAATAGATCACTTCCTCTGATACTATCTAATCCAGCACCTACACCTCCAGGAGTTCCTAATCCTAGTAGCTGTGCTAGTGAAGTTGTGGCTTGATTGCCTGCTTGTTCTGTAGGAGCAAACAATGCATTGTTATTATTTTGTTGTCCTGCAATGCTGTTAATACCATTTTGCAGACCTGCATTAGCTTGATTAGCTGCGTTTTGAATAGCTTTCTTATTACTATTCAAACCTAACAGACCTCCAATTGCATCAAATAATCCCATAGTGATAATCCTTATGGAGTTGTGCTTAGTTTAATATAATAAATAGTACCTTCAATATTGATAGGTATTGCTTTAGTAGCAACAGATAATGAATCCATTACAATTCCTGCATTGATAAAAGGATCATCAAATACAGTATTCTGTAATAGATCATATCCTTTAATCATTCTATCATTACCATTAAACACTTTACTAAGTGTATCACGTTTAACAATTCCTGAACTACTCATTACAATGTTTGTCCTTCAATAACTGCTTCTAATCTCATGATCGATGCAATAGAAGTATTTGATCCTCTGAATCGTAGTGACATATAGTTATTAGCATAGCACATAGGCCACCATACTAATCTCTTATTATAATCACCTTGTTTACCTTGATTGATAAACTGTTCTTGAGAATAAGTAATCCCATCAATAGAGTAACTGAAAGATAATGTAGGATTATCTCCTAATGGCGTTCTACCTGTAGCAGCTACCAATTCTAACTCAGTGATTGTAAATCCTCCTGAGTTATAAACATATGTAGTAGTAAATTCCCATGCAACAGGATTACCAAAATGAGTTGATACTGATCTATCAAGATAACCTACTTGACCTGTCTCAGGATCACCTCCTATGAATTTGTTATAACAAAAAGAGAAGTGACGTAGTGGATATTCTTGATCAGCATTAACACCTCCTGCTAGTATATTCCATACAGGAGTACCTGCTGCTAAGGATGCATTTTTTGAATAAACAAATGTTAATGTAGGTAAGTGCACTAGTAATCTAGTATCACGTGATTCAACAATTGTCTCCACTTCAATCAATTGTTGTTGTTCTAATGACAATGATTGAATAACTTGTTCTACATAGTTAGTCGCAATAGGAACAGATTCACCATCATTACCTAAGTAGACTGATACTGCTTCATCTTTACCACTACCCACAAAGGCAATATTAGATTCATCAAATACACAGAATGCTTGAGTACCTACAGCACCTCTAGGAATAAATGCAGATTTATTGTTGGCAAAAGGGAATCCTGATCCACCTACGTTTTGAAAGTTCTGAATAGTATATTGTCCCATTGCCCACATTTCATCTTTGAGTTTAATCAATCCTTGAATAGGATCAGGATCAATTTCTGCTGTAGCAAACGAAGTAGGAATAATTGATGTAGGATCATTAAGCTTAGTAGATACTATGTTAACTAGATCAGTAAACATAAAGTACCCATCAATCCATATTACAGAATAAACATTTACTGCACTAGGATCAGTTACCTTTGTTAATGTTGCTCCATCATAATACCATAGGAATCCATTGGATGCTATTGCTAATCTATCAAATCCATAATCCATGAATGCAGGAGCACCATTATCTCCTACATCACCTATCTCAACTACTGATCCATTAGCTAATACTTGTATTAATAGTGAGCCTTGTACTCTATAATTAATACCATTCCAGTTAATAGATGCTCTATCTCTACCCACTAAAGTATTGCTAAATAAACTAATACCTGGAGTAGATGTTAAGTATCCTTTAGAGATAGATGATTCTGCTAGACTAGGCTCCAAATTAATAGGTAATGAATCATTAATAGCAGCATTCTGATCTGTTTGAATGCCTTGGAGAATACTTATTTGTGTCATTTAATTATCCCCAAGCTGATTTATTCCACAAAGAGTCATCCCATACACCAGCAATAATATACTGTGATCCATTAACAGCATTAAGTAATGATTCTTCATTAGTAGTTGCTTGGTCTAACATAAATGGGAAGTATACTGAATATAACTTACCTCCAGAACCTCTTGGAGTATTAGTAGGTAATTTACTAAAAGGAATGCTTCTATATTGAGCGTATAGCCAATTCCATGCTTTGTTATATCTACTAATGAAATTAGCATTGAGTGTTTTACCAATACCTTCCATATATTCTTTAGCTAAACAAGTAGCAACCATTGCAGTAATACCATCTTCTATTCCTGCAATATCATTAAGATTACTTTGACCTATTTTAGGAGGATGATTATATCCCACATCCATTCCTTGTAGTCTCCATTGCCTCATTAATGCATCTAATCTAGATAACATTGCAGATAACATATTAGGAGATTTATCAAATATATATCCTGATATTCTAAGGTCTTGAAAAGCAAATTCTATAATAGTGTCTTTAGTCACTACTGAGAAGTCTAGATTATCTTCATTAGCTACTATTAATAAAGCAGCAACATCTGTAAATATTTGTCCTGCTTGTGTATTAATAGTGATATTTATTGTATCTGTTTCTCCTATAGTGCCACCAGAAATCATCATCCCTATTGCAGAATTATTCCATACCTGCTTAATAACAGAAACACTTCCTGACGCAACTGTCATTGTTGATCTATTTATTATATCACTTCCAATAAGTTTACTATAATCAATAACATAGAATCTTGTACTATCAGGTGATTTAGGTTGTAAATATTTCATGTGTTATCCTTTAGATAGTAGAAGTATATTCACTAACAATGAATATATTTATAATATCTAAATGGAATAAGCCCCTAGAGGATTTACTCTCTAGGGGCTATTTTAATTATACTTAGACTTGTTGGAATAGAGAAATCCCACACATTTCTGTGTTGAGAATACCTACACCAAAATCAATATCCCATCTAGCTTTGATAGATAGATCATTGATTGCACCTTGTCTGACATAGGTAATAGGAATACCTAGATCAGTTGTACCTTGTAGAACACCCCACCCATCTTGAGGCTCAACAGCAAATGAACCTGGCATGATTTCAATTGCCTCCTTCTTAAAGAAGGGGTTAGCAGTTGCAGTAGCAGTATTAAGGAATGTAATAACTGCCTGATCAGCAGGAGTTGCAGATACGTTCTGATATTCTAGCTCTGCACGAGAACCACCACCA